TCAGAGAGCAAAAGGATTAAATATAGAAAGATTCTTATTGCCTATAGGTAATGATGGAATGAATTCTGAAGGTGCTAGTAGAGCCACAACAAAAGGAACTCCTCAAGATGATACAATGGATTGGCAGCAATCTTTTGTTGGATATACAAAACTAATGATAAAAGCTATAAATTATCTAAGTCAGTATGCTCCAGTAGATGTTGTTGTTATTCAGGGTAATCACGATCATGAACGTATGTTCTATGCAGGTGAAGTTTTATCTGCGTGGTATATGAAAGATGATAATGTTACTGTAGACAATGATACAGAAGGGAGAAAGTATTATGAGTATGGAACTAACATGATTATGTTTACTCATGGGGATAAAGAGAAAGCTGCAAATATGCCACTTATAATGGCTACAGAGCAGCCAATGATGTTTGCACGAACTAAGTTTAGAGAAGTTCATTGTGGGCATCTACATAAAGAAATGGTTAACGAGTATAGAGGAATCAAAGTAAGATTTATTCCTTCAATATGCGCTAACGATTCTTGGCACAAACTGATGGGTTATTCCGCATCGAGATGTGCTCAAGCATATATTTGGAATAAGGAGAAAGGATGTGAGGGTTATTTACAGGTAAATATTTAAACTAATGGTAAATTTAAACACAATAGTATACGACATAATTAATACAGCATACGGCGGTGAAAGTACTGACGATGCTGATATAAGTTTTAGACAAGTAGCATATTGGATAAAGCAGGAGAGATCTCTTTTGTTATCTCAAATGTTAGGAAAGAAAATGAGAGTTGCTGCGTCTTGTGTGGAATATATTAACTGTGTTCATTTAACACCGGTTGATGCTTCAGAATGCTGTGAGATTGATCTGGGAGTCCACGTGCTTAAATCTATAAATCCCATCCCTACATCAGTTCAACGAAATGGTAGAGACAGTATATTGGCCGTAGAATCTTTAGATGGTATGAGGCCATTTTCTGAAACTACAGATACCAGACGTAAATGGAATAAGTATAATAAATATACAAATTCTAAACAACGTTGGTATATTAAAAACAACCACTTATATGTAAGCTGCGATATGAGAATAGACGCTGTTAAAGTCACAGGGATTTTTGAAGACCCTGAAGATGTTTGGAAGATGAACTATTGTACATCGTCAGAGAATCCTATCCTTTCATCTTGTGAGTATGACTGGGACTTTCCTTTTCCTATTTCCTTATCTATGGCAGAACAGGTTGCTAGTATAATATTACAGAAAAGAATTTCAATAATTTTAAATGCACCAAGCGATGACGAAAACAACGCAAAGGAGGATACCGCAGTGCGGGGAACTCCTAACCAAGGCAAAGCAAACTAGTTGTACACTAGTTCAAGCTTATAAGGAGTATGATGATTTTTATGACGTAGGTTATAAAAAGTATAGAAGTATATGTGAAAATTTTAATAAATTAATCATAGACGAAATCCTCCTAAAAGCTAAAGAGTTTAAAATGCCTCATAGATTGGGATCACTTCGAATACTAAAAAAAGAAATGAATTATTCAGCAGGCAAGAATAAATTAAAAATAAATTGGCAAGAGACTAATAAACATAAGAAGGTTGTTTATCATCTAAACGATCATACAGATGGATTTAATTATAGATGGTTTTGGTCAAAGAAAAACGCTATAGTAAAGAATAAAACTATATATAGTTTTCAAGCTACTCGAACTAATAAAAGAAGATTAGCTTCTTTATTAAAAGGGAAAAAAGTGGACTATTATGAATAGATAAAAAAAGTTTAAATGATATATAAATTTACATCCATAAAAGAAATAATAGAAGGTGTCTATAGAGATACTCAAATTCATGAAGAGTTAGATATTTGGGACGTGATAGAGTGGGGAGGAGAAGCCTTAGAATTAATCGGAGCGGGGCTAGCGTATGAAGAACTAGTAGCTGAGATTTGTGTAAAAGAACATAGAGCCCCTCTTCCTTGTAACCTACATATTATGGATTCTATATCTTATAACGGTAATCCTTTAAAGTTATGTACAGGAACTTTTGGAGCTATTTCTACATCGCCAACAAGCGGTACTACAAATTTTATAGATGGCAAACAAGTAAATAAAGATAACTTTCCTATGCAAGGAAGTACTATAAATCAAGGAGGAGATTGTTATTATATTAATGATAATTTTGTTGTTACTTCTTTTGAGAGCGGATGTATCTTGATGGCATTCAGGGGAATCAAAGTAGATCATGAAGGCTATCCAATGGTTCCAGATAATGTAAGTTATAAAAAAGCTTTAAAAGCATACATAACTATGATGATTGATAGAATAGGATGGAGAAAAGGAACTATGCCAGAAAATCTATATAGAGATAGTCAAAGAGATTGGGAGTGGTATGTTAAACAAGCTAGAGGTTCGGCTAACATGCCTAATCTAGATATGATGGATAACATCAGATTACAATGGTTAAAATTAAAACCATCACAAACAGCACATCAAACTTTTTATACTGACCTAGGAAATCAAGAACGTAGAAAAGTAGGCTAATGGCAAAAAAGAATCAAGATGAAAATAAAATACCTGTAAGCTTAAATACTTTTTATCAAGGTATGAATCAGGATATTTCTAAATATGCTATGAAAAGTGATCAGTACTACGAAGCTAACAATATTAGAATAGTAGCAAATTCTGGAAAGGAGGGAGCTGCTATGGTTAATATTGAAGGTAATGATTTTATGCTTGAAATTCCAACGTCTCCTAAAGTTATAAAAATCGGATTAAGCGAAGGGACAGACTTATCAGGATTAACTTGGAGTATGACTGTTGATGTTTCTGTAGGAGGACTTGGTAATTATAGTATTACTATTACTAATACTGGAGGTAATCCAATATTACAGTTAGCATCAACACTAGTAGATATTACTGCAGGGGCGTGGAGTTTAAATGGGGTTGTATTAACAAGCCCCCCTTCATACCTAGCTGATGGTTTAGACGGATTTTTTCATATATATGATGAGTCTTCAAACACTCTAGTGCTATGGGGTAAACCGACTGACGCTGATTTTACTGCGTATCCTTCTAGTGGAGGTGCAGATTGGACAGTACAACAAGTAGGAAGTGTTTCTATTTCATCTCTTGTATCAGGGTTAGCTCAAAACTTTACAGATGTAATACAATTAGCTCCATCGCAACCTTCACTTAGTGTTATAGGATATACTAAATTAAGAGATTATATATATTTATTTACTACAAATATAGAAGGTGAGCCTGGTGGGCCAGGACAGATTTGGAAACTATTTATTAGACCTGCTATAGATAATCTATACGGTATACGTTCTTATGTTGAATGTGTATATACTAGAGCCCAGTGTATGAACTTTACTAAAAGTCATCCTATTGAAGCTTTAGGAAGATATGAAAAAAAAGATATTCAGGGAATATATTGGACAGACAATTATAATCCCCCAAGAAAATTAAATATAGCAAGTGGGCTTACCATGTCTACTCCATGTGCTTTTTTAGATTTAGCTCCCAAAACATCATTCTCAATGCCTATTTTAAATAGGATAACAAATGGTGGGCAATTACCAGCAGGTGTTTATCAATGCTCTTATAGATATAAAAGTGGTGAAGGACTTACAACAGATTGGTCTCCTTTATCAAATTTAGTTCCTATCTATGATGTAGATGATGATAATCCTTTTTGTAAGATTATAGGTACTGAAGGAGATATTGTTACTAAGATTGGTAAGATTACAGGAAAAAGAATTGAATGGACTATAGGTGAACTTGATACTTCTTATGAACTTATAGAGGTAGCTGCAGTTTATAAAAAAGATAATATCCCAGGAAATGATGAAATATATTCTTTTGCAGAATTAATTAATGGATCTTCTACTCTAACAGTTAATCTTAATGGCGCTGAAAATCAAATACCAATATCAACAACAGATTTTATTACTGGGTTAGGTGCTACTTTCGAAACTGTAAAAACTATTGAATCAAAAGATAATAAATTATTTTTTGGTAATATTGAAAACACTACATTTTATATTAATTTTGATGCCCGTGCTTATAGATATAATTCTTCATCACAGGCTCTTTTAGATTCTCAATCTGACGCCTCTGTGATAGTAGATCCAGCAGGAGGTCCGGGAACTATATTACCTGCAAATGTTCCAGCACAACATGATTGTATAAATCCTTTTAACATTGAAAACCCTGCACTTAATCCGAACTGGTTTACAAATGATCAATATCAGTTCCAATCTGATGGAGGAACTTTAGGGGGATCAGGGGTTAATGTAAGTTATAGGTTTATAACAGAACAAGATCTAGGAGATACACAAATGGATTGTCCTAATTTAGATAATCAATATCAACTGTTTTTTAATGATGATTCTTGTAATTCACACAATACTTCACCTACTACATCATGTTTTGTTAACCCAGATTCTTTTGGGGTTACTAATGCTTTTATTAATACTATTGAAAATTTAGGAATTAGTGTGCAAAACTATCCTATGAACAATACATTTAATAATCAGAAGTCTCCATATAAGTGGAGTCTATATGGTAGTTATGCTAGGGGAGAGACATATCGATTTGGTATTGTGTTTTATAATAATAAAGGACAAGCAAGTTTTGTAAATTGGATAGGTGATATAAAAATACCATTTAGTTATTCAACAGGGACCGGACAGCCTACAGGAACTTTTGCAGTGTCAAGTTGGACATGGGACTTTAATAGTCCTACATATAATGGCCCTGTTGATTCTAATCTGAATAGTTCTCCGTTAAGAATGGAGGGACAAGTATGGTTAAATCAGATAGGTATAGACTTTGATGTTAATTTAGCAGGAATAAATCCTGAAATAGCTGCTGGTCTTACAGGATATTCTATTGTAAGAGTTGATAGAAAAGATATAGATAAATCTAAATTTGGTACAGCTTTATGTCATACCGTGGATAGATTAGATATGCTTAGAGATGAATGGGATGAACGAGTGGCACAAACACCGGCTGGAGGCGGACCTGGTTATAGTTGGGGTGTAGTAAATAATACTTCTGTATTGATACCAACTACAGGATATTTTCACTGGCCTTGTGGAGGATGGACTATGGCATATTGTGATGGTGCTACTGAAGGTTGTAATATTGACTCATGGCAAACAGGTAACGCTGACAATGATGACCATTTAGGTTATAATGTATGTAAAACTAGAAAGCATGAACTTTTATTGTACGGCGCTTTAGGTTGGAAGAATAGTGATATAACCGAAGAGATGAATTTAGATGAAGGATTAGAAGTAAGTTATCCTGTAATTAGAGGAGACTATCTTAAAATAGATCAAGTATTTCAACCACATTTTAATAATAATATGGGGCTAAACCAAAGTTACTGGCCTACTACGGGTAGTATAGCAGGAGAAATACAACATTATACAAATAACTGGTATAAGTATTATGCAGGTATTACAGCAGTAGGAGGAATAAATGGTTCAATACAAAGTAGCCAGATTGATTATGTTGATGGAACTATAAGTAACTTAAACGGAATGGATCCGGCTAATAATAGATATATATTGGATTGGGGAACTTGGGTTCCAGATGCAGGATTTGTAGATGATACAGCAGATGAAAGTTTAGAATATTCATTTTATAATGTAACCAATCCAGGTGATAGATTAGCGAATAATTACTTACCACCTGCAGCCGGATCAGCAACTCCAATGACATTAACCTTTACTTGGACTTCTAATAGACCAAGATCTATAGGTAGTGAAGTTTTATTAGTTACATTTGATAGAGATGTAAGTCGTTGGTCAGGGGCTAATCATTTAATGGGAGCTTCTAGTGATGCAGTTAGTGGTGGAGTAGAAGTTAGATATGCTCATGTTCCTTATAGATCAACATTTAGTTATGAAAGATATGCAGATCCTTATGGGGGTCCTACATATGGAGCCAGAACTTATAGCGAATATATAAGTACAGGTCATTTCTATCCAATAAATTCAGGTACAAATTTATTAAATACTATGACTACGGAAATATGGGGAGGAGATGTCCAGTGTCAGATATATGATTTTACACAGTTTGATAAGAATTGGGGACAAAGCGCTTTTGATAATTATGATACTATCAGTGCTACAGGAGCTTGGATTAATAGTATGATTCCTAGTGACGCAACATGGGGAGCCCATAGAGCATGTATGGTTCCTTTAGAATGTCATTATAGAAATGTTTTATGGAGACACGGGTATCACTTTGCGAGTAAAGAGACTGTAACAGGGTCTTATCCAAATGATGGTACACAACTACATGATGAGTATTTATTAAATGCTGCATATGATGCCAAGAATGATGTTAGAAATTACTTTCCATTACCATTGACTTTCTCTTTTGGAGATGAGTTTGATACAAGGATCTATTACTCACAAACAAAAATTAATGGCGAGCCTACTGATTCGTGGGCTGTATTTTTAATAAATGATTATAAAGATGTAGAGGGAGTATACGGTCCTATTAATAAATTAACAAGATTGCATGATACTATGTACTGGTTTCAAGATACTGGTTTTGGTGCTTTATCTGTTAATCCAACAGCTGTAGTACAAGCATCAGATGGAACAGCTTTACAATTAGGAACAGTAAGTTCAGGGGCGGGAGCATTTATACAAGATTACAAATACATCTCTACACAATTTGGATCTAGTCAACAATGGGCTGTTACTAAATCAGATAACTCTATATATTTCTTTGATAGAAGAGCTAGAAAGATTTTTGGTTATAGTAGTCAAGGAACTGCCCCTTTAACAGATGTAACAGGACTACATTCATTTCTTATGGATGACTTACAAGGAGATGCTGTTAGTTTTGATAACCCTATCTTAAAAAAAGGTGTAACATCTACATATGATATTATGAATAATGAAGCTCTCTTTACATTTCATGATAGTGGTTTTGTAAAACAATATGAACAGGCTGTCATACAAGAGCTACTATTTGGTGCAGCCCCAAATGAAGTATTACAACTTACTTTAAGGAATGTAATTCCTCAGTGTAATCCATGCTTTACTGAAGACTGTGAAGAATTTGATTGGACACTATCTACAACTCAATGGAGAATTTTAACTAACTTCTTTATTAATGGTGTAGGACCTTTTGTTGCTGTTATGATAGGCAAGTGGGGATGCCCAGGTTTTAATTTACCAGTACCAAATCCAGATGGAATACAATCTGGAGACATTCTACTATGGGTACCTCAAGTCTGGAATGATTATCCAGCAGGAATTCAACCAGATGTAAGATATTCTGATATAGATTTTGGTAATTTAATAGTAGCTAATGTAGACTGCGGTATAGGTCAGAAAAGTACTACTATAGCTTATAATGAATTAGTTAAAGGATTTACATCATTTTATGATTTTCATCCTAGTATATATATTAATTCTGGCACATTTTTAGTAACACCTGATGTACAAGACATATGTCTACAAGACCCAGACGTAACGGGATGGAAAGAAAATAATCTATATTTACATAACTATGGAGTATATGGTAAGTTTTATGATGTAATATATCCAAGTACGGTTACATTTATTTCTAATATGGAGTCAGCAGCTACAAAGGTATTTGATAATGTATCATATCATATGGAAAGTTTGTGGAGTAAAGGTAGAGGTAGTAAACCTTCAACTACAGAGGGCCACGTAACTGGATTACATTCAGGAGTTCCTAATCAATCATTAATAGATATTAAGGATAATACTTTTGATAGAGTAAGATTTTATACAGACTATCAAATGACTGGATATGTAGATTTAATTCCAGGGACTAATATAAAGAAAAAAGAAAGAGAATGGCAAATGGCTGTTCCAAGAAATATAATGGATGAGAATATAGTAGATGCAGATATATTTAATGTATTCAACTACGATCCATCTAGATTAAACAAAGACAGATTAAGAGATAAATATATGTTTATCGATTTAATATATAATAATTATGACACAGAAGTAGGAGAACCTAGGAATATTAAGTTTATTCTACACTACTTTAAAACATTTTTTAGACCTTCGTTCCGTTAAATTTGGTTATTAAAGAATTTTTTAATATTTTTGTGGATCTAACTTATGGCTAATGGCAAGAAAAAAGAACACATCTAAAAATAAAAGTAATTCATACTGGATGAAGTATGGGGGTACGCCTCGTAAAATGGATAAGGGAGGATTCACTCACCCACATCCACATCCAAAAAACGCAACTGATGAGCAAAAGAGGGGAGCTCAGGTTTGGAATACACATACCAGTGGTGGGAATCCTTTAAAGAAGAGGAGTACATATACTTGGGATAATGAGAAAGATACTAAGAATGTAGAGGCTTTTAAAAATACTAGATGGTTTGATTATTTTCCAGATACATCCAAGACTATTCCACGGACAGCGGCAGAATTAACAAAATATGAAAAAGCTATAGACGCTCATCAAACACGTAGTATAGAATTATACAATACAGAGTTTGATGATTTTGGTGATTTAATGTATGGTACA